ATTGATCAAGAGAATCTCTGATTTCTTCCAGTTTAGTTTTCATTTTTTAATCTCCATGTAAGGTGTTTTAGTGTTATATAAATCTTTATTATGATCCCACCAAAGATCGATAATATATTTTTGACTACCGAAAAAATAACCTCTATCTGATTCTCTACATTCCTCAATATAGAACTTTATAAAAGGTTTATAATAATCTGGATTGAGATTATATTCTTTAGCTAATTCTTTAGCAGCATCAGAACAATGCTCTTCAAACTTTTCATTGACATAAAGATTGTCATAGCTATCTAAAGTTTGCTGTTCCAGTGGGTTGTCAATCATTCTTCATCCTCCTCATAAATTGGGTCAGGTTCTTCTTCTAAATCAATGTCAGCTGGTGCATAATCTTTAATACATTCTAAGAAATCAATAATTGCGTCATTGCTTTTTTCATCAAAATCATTTGATGTATTGCTTACGCATTGATCAATAAATTCATAAAGTTTCATTTTCGTTAGCGAATTCGTGTTTAAAATTGTTTAAGTAATTTAAGTAAATCATTTCTTAAATTACGTTTTAATGTTGGATCAGTTTCTGTATCATAATCTTTTTCAAGATCTGAGATTAGACGTTTCTTGAGCTGGATTTTAATCTGTCTTTCAGTTTCGATAATGCAAGCACCTGAAACGAAATCTTCATCAGATAATTGATCCTGTGCAACATCGTAATATGTATAAAAAGTTGATTTATGCACACCTGGATAATCATCAATCATTTTTTTAATGATCTCAGGCTTCTGTAAATCATCTTTAATACATTCTTTAATTGCTGTAATACAATCATCCCTTGATGGATTTTTATTAGTCATTTAACAAATCCTATAACCTTCAGTTTGTAGTTGTATCGACCAATCTTTAATAGAATCCCAAGTAACAATAAGTTCATCCATACCTAATCCATGTGCCTCATGACATACAACTAGAATTTCATGAATATTTTGGATATCCACTGCCCAATGTGAGATTCTCCATTCTTTACCATCAGGATCAGTAATTAGAGCATGATTTAAAGTTTCAAGTCTAATCTGTGAGTTTTTTAATACTTTCACTTATTCAATCTCCTTATCCTGATACTTGTATTCCTTGTTATAGAACTTTTTATGATTATTAAAATGTTCTTCAGATAAGATACGAAATAAATCAAAAATATCTTCTGATTCAACTAAAACGTCAGCATGATCCTGTTCTTTATGCTTATCGCAATCAATTCCCATATTTTGTTTAAAAAGACACCAATGTCCATTTTCATCATGAAATAATTGATAAACACCTAATAAACCTAAAGTAGATTTTCTGTTGGCTACTGATTCATCATATGCATCAAAGAATTTTGCAAAGATAAATTCAGATTCAGTTCTTTTCATTTAATTATCCTCCTGTCCAAATAATTTGTCATATTTTTTAGATAGCATCTGTTCATCTTTTGCTACTTTACATATCTTCCAGGAGTCATCTTTGGTATTAGTTTCAATATTTTTTTGATATTCACCAATATCAAGAGCTAATTTTTTTGATTTCTCTTTTAGCAAATCCATACCATAACTATATTCATCACAATCCTGTTCTAAATCTAATTTATTCCATGAAATATGGAGTGCATAAATTAAGTAAAGATTATGGTCAATCTTTTGCTCTAATTTATCTATCCTATCTATATTTTTATGATGGATTTTAACAGCTTCATTTTGTTGCTTTTCAATCCATTTTTGTTTTTTAGTTTCTTTTTTCATTTATGCCTCTCCTATCATTTGTTTAGCAAGTTTTGATAATGCTTTTAATCTTTCATTATCAGGTAGCTGATTTGCTTCTCTCACAGCTTTAGCAACTGGACTTTCGCCCGTATTTGGATCTACGTCATAAATAGATCTTTTGTTTTCATTCATAATTAAAATGATATAAGGTTATGTATGTATGATATCATATTAGTATACTAAAAACACATTTTCGCCTTTAATATGAGCTACATTAAACAATTCATTCATGATCACAACATCACCACTAATAATGAGCTTAAAAAGCACTTAACCAGGTTAAATAAGTTTGAATCAAATAATAAAAACTTAGATATCCTGATTAATTTACTTTTGATTAATTATTTAAAATCTAAACACTAGCTAGTTTTTTATTTCTTTTTATAAGTTTTAAAGCTTCGCCAGCTTCTGATCCTTTTTCTTGCATTCCATGTAAAAGAAGTGCAAAAGGTTTATTTTCAAAGCAAAGAGAATCATCTTTATCTATTTTTAAATTAAGTTTCTTTGCTTCTTCTTCACTAAATACAACTTTTGAATATTTAGTAAAATAACCTTGATTAATTAAATAATCATATTTCCCACCATATGAAGCCACCATATAAAAATTATTTGGAAGTAATACTTCCATAAAGAATTTTAAAGACTTGCTATAACAATAAAATTTTATATCTTTATTCAATTTAGCTACATTTAACCATGCCTTAAGGTAGAGAATATTAAAAAAGTCCCCAGATTCGTGAATTCTAACCTTTAAAACATTCTTTCTATTACTTTGAATAGATCGATTAATTAAATCAGTTAATCCTTTTAAATCATTCTTTAAAACATAACTATTAATTAAATCAAAATTATATCTTCTACTTTTATAAACATTCGGATATCTTAATTCTTCACTAGCCGCAAAGCAAGTAAAAACAGTTTCATTACCTCTATTTAAAACTCTTTTATCATCTTTCAAAGTAACCCATGCTTTACAATTGTTACTTCCAGGACAGGTTAAACCCGCTGGTAAAGATAGAATCAAAGTATCTTTTGATAACTTTGCATTACCTTTACTCATTTTTAAAATCATTTTTTAATATCTCCTATTTATGTAAATAATAATTTTTATCTAAATTTAAATTATTAAAATCTTTTTTAATCTCATCACTTAGCATTAAATCAATACCTATAAAAGATTTATTTTTTTTATACCAGCTAACGACTTTTAAAAGTTGCTCTTTAAATTCTTTTACATCATCACATTTTATAACTGTTAAATCTCCCTCACAATAAGTGATTAATTCTAAACTTTTAAAATTAACCCAATTCCCAAAATAACTAGCATCATCTGTAGTATCTATTTGTGCAAAGCCTTTTTTAAAATTGCATATATCATAATCGAAAATATATCGATCAGAATTACAAAATGTTTTTTGAGTTTTCATTTTTTTTTAATTAAATAAGTTTGAATTAAAATAAGAAGTTTTTACACTTCTATTATTGATTTTAACATATATTTGATATATTTAAATATCATTTATAGATATAAATTTAAGTTTCTCAGTATCAAATTTTAAAGTTCCTATATGTTCATCAAAAATATTAATTAATCGTATTTTTTCCAGGTCTACTTCTTTTTTACTTATATAGTTCCCATTCTCATAACTGTCTTTATCATAAAAATATTCTCCTTTAAGGTAATCTTTTTTAAAATCTTCTTTATCTTTATATTTTTTTTCATAAATACTTATAGTTCGAGATTTTAAAGAGAAACAATACTTATCAAATAATTCTTCTTTTATTTTATTTAAAATTTCATCACATTTTTTAATTTCTTCTTCAGTTTCCGCCTTTAAGTCTTCACTCTCATAAATCCAGGTCGGATCGCTCTCTCTCTCATGTAATAATGTTAATCTCTCATTAACTACATCATCGATGTAATTTAATAAATCAGGTTTCATAATAATTAAATAAATAAATGAATGAATAAGAAACTAATAAAATAGTTTCATAAAAGGTTATTAAATAACCCTTTAAGGAACTATTATTATTTTTTTTATTCTTCTTCTATTTGCGTAATTCTTTTTATTACTTCTTCTACACTTTCACAACTTATAGAATCACAACTCTTAAAAACATTTTCACATATTTCAAATGTACTAAATAACTCATTATCAACATCACTTTTTTTACTGTTTGGAAGATAAATAGTCATTACATGATTATCATTAATATTTTTACTTATACTAGCTACACAATCATTCCCATATACGGAATCATACCAATCATCCCCTAAACTATTTAATAGTTCTTTCATTAAAGGTATATATAATTTAGGGTTATGGTGTTTGTATTGTCTCCACATAATTTAATTCTCCCTTTCTTCTAAAGTTTCTTTTATTCCTTTTAATCCAAGTTCGCTATCTTCTAATAACTCTACATATTCATTAATTATTTCCCATAAATAACTTTTGTCTTTCTCGCAATTTTCCATAACCTTTCTAGTAATTTCTATATGATCACTTAGTTTGTTATTCCAATTAAACAATTCACCACAACACCAATTATATAATTCATTCTCTATCTTTTTATTATCATCCTCTAGCCAATCTTCATTACCTAAACATAAATAATACTTACCACTATTTAAAATTTCATAAAATCCACCATAATTGAAATTTCTAATAATTTTAGTTTCTTCGCTTATTGATTCTAAAGGAATTCCAACTTTTTCAATTTTTGGATAATTCTCTTTAGTATTTTCTATATCTTCAAAATTAGTTACCCAATCTTTAAAAGATATGAATTCTTTAAAATGATCTGTTTTGAATCCCATAGGTTTATTTCTCCTTAAATAATTTTGAATAAAAAAAAGTAACTCAATTAAGAGTTACTCAAACAAACTATTTTTCTATTTTCATAAAATAAAATAGTTTTTCTTAAAGTTTCATTTTGACTTTTTAAATCTTTTATCAAAAGTTTTTGATCTTCATTTAAAAGTTCAAGATACTTTATTTGTTTATGTAATTGGTTTAAATCATGCATAACTAGTTTTTAACCTTTAAATAATTACAAGCTAATTCAATTCCATTTTCACAATGGATCTTTTGAGATTTTAATAATGAATCAGAAATTGAAAAATATAAAAACATTCCAAAAACTGCATAAAATCCAAAATAAAGAAATAAGTTTTTAAGCATCCTTTTTAGTCTCCTTTTTAACTTCTTCTATTAATGGATCAATAAATTTATTGAATTCCTTTTTTAATTTTTCTTCGTTTGTTTTGGTTAGATCTAACTCAATAGATCTATCATCAAAACTTTCAAAAATAATACTTGGCATGAGTTTAATTAAATAATTTTAATGTGTTTAGCTTTATTAGCTCTGTGGAAGCTTAAAAGCTGACTTGCTTAGATTTATCAATTAAAGATAATTAAGCTTGTTTGAAAGGATTTAAATACTAGTAAATATTTATATCCTTAATATTAATTATATCAAAATATATCAAATATATCTATGCATATTAAATAAATTTTTATTTATTTTTATGGCTATGGGGGGATGCTTGTAAATTTTTTTCCTGAGATCCCGGGCGTGGGTAACTTAAATATATTCTGAAAATCTTTATTGCTTTGGTTCTATGCGAATTGCAAGTTCTGGAGCTTGGATGTTAACAGTTTCTACGGATTCACCAACAACTTTTCCTAGGGAATCGAGGATTTGTGCAGCTGTTTGAAGTTGACCTTTTGATATTGCTTTATTGAAGAGACGCATACGCATTGCTTGAAGGCGAGGAATCATTTTATCTCTTTCTTTAAGCCAATCTTCATCATTCCATTCTTTAACTTTTTTCCAGTCTTGCCAACCTGTTACTAGGGATATACCTTCTTTTTGAGAATGTTCTATGACTAGTTGTCTAGTTGTTTTACCTTCTAGCTGTTTTGAGTAGAGGCGTTGGCAACGAGCTTCTATGACTGCTCTTGAGTTTGAACCTCCTGTATACTTTTGTACTCTGGGTTTACGTTGAGGAGCTGGGAGATCATAGTTTAGGTTATTTATAAAAGATTCAGCCACGATAGAGGTTGTGATGGGGGTTATTATTTCGATAATAGCCTTAAAAGTATGAAATGCGAAAGAAAATGAGTAATATTATGAAAAAAAGGGTGATATGAGCTTAAATGAGGTCAGTTTAAGGTATGCACAGGGGGAGGTGTTCAATAGTGAGAAAAGATTTAGGGTGTTGGTTGCTGGAAGAAGGTTTGGGAAGAGTTATTTGTCCTGTATCGAACTGCTTAGAGGAGCAATCAATAGACCTGGAGAGGTTTATTTCTATTGTGCTCCTACTTATCGTATGGCAAAGGATATTGCGTGGAAGGAATTGAAGAGATTGAC